GTTCAATATCGTTAATTGAATCAAAAATTAGAGACATAGCCGAAAAGGCTTATCAACAAACTAGTTTTAGGACTGGTGGTAGGAAAAACGTAGGAAGAAGATTTTGGCTTGAGGAAGCAGACTTGGGAATAACTGAAGTCTCTTCTGCTTTTCAAGTTTTCCCTTTTCCAGGAGAAACCTTCGAAGATTTTTCATCTATAAATAAATACAGCCGCTCAGGTACTCATATAATGATACAGGGAGGAAGTTATGACCCTAATGAATGGAGGCCTGCTCCAGAAGCAGAAAGTATAATAGAAAATACTTTTAAAAAGTACCTACCAAATATAGAAAAAGCCGCGATAAAAACAGTGCCTAGCTGCTTAAAGCAAGTTAAAAAAAATTTGCAGCTAGCATTAATAAGAGCACAAAGGTCACTACAAAACAGAGCAAAAACAATAGGCGGATTAGGAGCTAGTGCAGGAGCAGACGTAAGTCAAGATTTTAAAGGCGCTAATCAAAACTATACTACTGGATTTGCTACAGAGCTTAGAGAATTAGACGACGCCATATCTTCAGCAAGTATAGATCAACAAATAGCTAGAGTTGCTGCATTTACTGGCGTTGATCAAGGTGTCTTAAGATTGCAAGTAATTAAACAAGCTGGCGCACTTGGAATAAATCCTGAAAAATATCTAACTAATTTAGTTAAAACAGTTCTTGGCGAATCTACATAAAGCGTATTATATTTGTAATTAGACTAAAAAAAGGAATTTTGGTATGGGTATTTTTAGAGATATTTCTTATTTCGGACAATTAACTCCAAGAACAATAATTAGAGAAAATATAATAAATAAAATTTCTCAATCTCTTATTGACGCTGGTGGATATTATAACTTCACTACTGGAATAGTTGGATATGACGGTTACTCTTTAGCTCAATTAAGACCTGCATATAGACAAGAATTTAGTAATTTCAGATTTTGGGCAGGAAACAGTTCAAATTGGGTTTGGGAGAGTCAAAATCCAACTTATACTGGAGGTGAAGCTCCGATAAATGTTAGTGGAATTTGGATATCTGGATTGTTTTATGCAGAGAATAACGGTGGAGTTTATGATCATTATATAGACTATGCAAGAGGAGGTGTAGTTTTTACAAATCCTATGCCTTCTGGTCTTAATGTATTTTGTAATCATTCTGAAAGAGTAGGCTTTGTATATTCTTCGATAGGTCCCGAATATAAAAGAATATTTAATGCTCATTTAAGAAATTGGAAAACAACGCCTCCAGGTTCTGGATATGATGAAATGTCTAGTGAATTAAAAGCTTATTTACCCGCAATTTTTGTAGACATACGTCGAGATGGTGGAGATCCGTATGAATTAGGATCTTCTGTAAGATTAGATAATTTTTCTGTAAGTTTTGATATTATTTCTGAAGATGTAATATTATATGACTTTTTAGTAGATTCTTGTCTTTCCTTGCAAAATCAAACTATTATTGGTTATGATTCTACACAAATAAGAAACTCTGGTTTTTATCCATTAGACTATAAAGGAAGAAAAAACCCAAGTGGACTTTCTTTATCTGATAGATCTAGCAATTATTTTTGGAAAAACTTAAAATTTAAAGAGGATGCATCGGAAATAGAATCCTTTATAGCACTGCCTCTAATTAGAGGAGGGGTGGTAATGGATTTAGAAGTAATAATATGAATTGTGTATTTAATCTAAGAAGATTAGGCCATGTCAACTAGAATAAATACAAATAATAGGCTTTTTTATGCAGTTGCTGCTGTAGGTTTTGCGTCTACTGGTGTCACTGGAGCAAACTTCAGAACAGCCTCAGGCGTTCAAAGCGTTGGTATAGACACAAACTTTAATATTGATAGAGTTTTCCAGTTAGGTCAGTTAGATATCTATCAAAATATTGAAAATATACCAAACGTAGAAGTTACAGTAGAAAAAGTTTTAGACGGCACTGCTTTATTACAACACCTCGCAACTCCTTTGACTGGACAAGGTCCAGAATTGATTAGCAGATACTCTAATCAAAGATGCGATGTTGCTGTAAACTTTTATCAAGACAATTTGTCGGCCGCTAGCGGTACTGGAACAATGTTAAACCAGTGCTTCATGAGTGGTATGTATCTTAGCGCTATCAATTTTAATTTGCCTACAGACGGAAATTTTACAGAATCAGTAACCTTAGTAGGCAATAGTAAGAACTGGAGAAATGCGGCTTCTTCTATTCCTTTCATGCCTAACATGAGTGCTAGCTCGGCTCCTCCAACTGGAGCTGTAGTAAGAAGACAGCATTTAATATTTGGATATAACTCAGACTCATCTTCATCTGAATTGTCTTATTTACCAAAACATATTCCAGGTATAGATTCTACTGGATACAACAGAGAATGGCACAGCACTCTAGGAAGTTACTACGCTGGATATGGTGCGCACATTTCAAACATCCAGATTTCAACTGACTTAGGAAGAACAGAACTTTTCGAGTTAGGTAGAAGAGGCCCATATCATAGATATATCGACTTCCCTGTTGAAGTTACTTGTTCAATTGAAATAACTGACACCGAAGGCGACGCTATAGTAGCACAAGAAAATGCTGACAATACTACTAATCAAAGAATATTCCTAGTCATACAAGACGGCACAAGGATAGATTTAGGATCTTCTAACAAATTGGTTTCTGTAAGCTCTTCTGGTGGAGACACTGGCGGTGGAAATAGAACTGTGACTTATAACTACAGTAACTTCAATAAACTTACTGTTACTAGAATTCCTTCTAGCTTAGACCCTGCTGGAGCTGTAGATAATGAATCGTTCTCGTTTACTTAATAATTAATTAGGTTATAGAGCAATAATAGATATGAAACTTTATTCAGTTATAATATTTTTATTGATCATTGGATGTGTAAATAAAAATTACAAAAAACAAGAAGATTTAGTAGCCGTGGAATCTAACGTATCTACCGTCTCATCGGAAGATATAATTCACGAACAAGGTTTTTCAGAAGATTTAAAAGCTTCAACCGCTAAAGATAATGATCATAAAAATGAAGATTTAGTGACTGCTGATTTAGAATTGTTTACATCTGAAAACGAAAGACCTAAGCCTGAGCCTCAAAAAAATATTCAAGATGTAAAAAACACTAAAAAAATAGAAGAAAACAACCTACAATTAAATAAGGAGAAAAAAATGGAATTATTATTAAGCTCTACTCTCGGAACAATCTTTTACAGTATAGTACTTTTTGCTGCTGGCGCTTTAATTGGCGCTCCTCTTTGGTCATGGGTTTCAAAGAAGTTCCCATGGAATAAGTAATGAATCAAACAACAAAGGAAGCCAAGCTTCGCCAGATAATATCTGGCTTTTTTGTTATTAAATATAAAAATAAATTATATAAATATTATGAACCAACTAATGCTGTCATGGCAGATTTGCCAATATATCTATTTGGAATTGAAGAACAGCTTATTAAAGATGGTTTCATATCTGATGAAGAGTGTAAAAAGATATTGATTGTTCAAAATTTATGGTCTGAAGAAAAAGAGCAAGAACTTCAAACATGTCATAAAGATATAAATAAATTACATGCAGAAAAACCACAGTATAAATACCAAGAAAAAGCTATAAAATCTATAGATTTAGCTATTTCAAAATTAGAGGAAAGGATTCAAGAACTCTCTTCTATAAGAAATTCCATGTTTTCGCAGACTCTAGAGTATCAAAAAATAAACAGAACAAATCAACTACTATTGTTTTTATCTCTCAACAATATTGATGAGTCTAAATATTGGTCTGATTTTGAATCTTTTGAAAACGATACACCATCTAATGAGATTGAGGAGCTTTTAAAGTTAACCATAAATACCACTAGATGTAGTGAAAAAGAAATAAGAGAAATCGCTAGAACAGAGCCTTGGAGGACTATGTGGAAAACTTCATCAAAAACAGGAATGTCTTTGTTTAAAAGTTGCTCTAGTGACTTGACAAAAAGTCAGTATGAACTTTGTTACTGGTCTAACGTATACGATTCTGTTTATGAAAGTTCTGATTTTCCTGGTCATGATGTTGTTGACGATGATGAAAGGTTAGACCTTTGGTTTATAGACCAAGCTAATAAGCATAGAAGCAACAATGATTCAACACAGATAGCACAAAATAAGAAAATTTTAGGAGCAAAAGAAGTTTTTATTAAAGTTGATACTCCTGACGACGCTAAAAAAGTGTATTCAGAAATGAATACTAAGGACTCGCGAAAAATTATAAAGGACAGATTAGACTCTATTGACAAACACGGAAATCTTAATGAGGACAAGCTGCCTGATGTGCAGACTAATTTAAGGATGGAGATCAACAGAATGTCTGTTGAAAAGAATAATGGAAGATAATAAAACATATTTATATATCAATAATTGCGGGATGGACGAATCTGCTAAAAAAGTTTTAGAAAATATTCTATCCTCAAATTTTAAGACAGTTTTTGTTGGTGCTGTACATAAGATTGAATTAGAATTTGGTAGTCTTTGGGGAGAGTCTGAAAAATTAGATGAAGAAAATATGACTTCTGAACAAAGATTTTGGTATGAAAAATTCTTAAAGTTAAGAAGTGAAATATTTGATCAAGGAAATAGAGAAAGAAAAAAAGCAATTTCTATGCTTAAAAATTTTAACGTACAGGTAAAATCATGAACGAAGAAACAAAATTTGTATTTGAAGACAAAAATTATAAGATTATAAGACCCACCAACAAAATTAGAAAAGAAAGCGATTCAATTTACGCCAAAGCGTATAGAAAAGCTATAGCTGATGGCTTATTTCTTGAGGCTGAAATAGATAATATAATTAAAGCTAGAGGAATTAAAGCCTTTAATGATTCTGAAAAGTCAAATTTAGAGAAATTGATCAGTTCTATTGAGTTAAAATTTACCTCCAATTCATTTTCTACTATCGATGAAGGAATGGAGCAGTACGAAAAAATAGTAAAGCTTCGAAAAGATATAGAGGAATTAGATAAGGCAAAAAGAGAACTTTCTTCACAGTCAGCGTCTCTATACGCTGAAAATGAACGTTTCAATTTTTTAGTGTTTTCTTGCTCTAGAGAGGAAGATGATTCTTTAATTTGGGATGATTTTGAAGACTATAAAGAAGATACTTCTGAGTTGGCTATTAAATTTTCTTCTGAAATGTTAAGTGTTGTTTATGATGGAGCGAAGAATCTCATGGAAGAGATAAATAGGGTCAGACCAGAAAATATATGGCTTGAAAAATCTAATCAAACAAATAAAGAGCCTAATTCTGAACCAAAGAGGGTCAAAAAGAAAAGCAAAGAAAATAAAAGTTAATAGTGTATTTTAAGCAGGAGCTTAGGATACATTGTCGGACTTTTTACTTAATTTTGCCTCTCAGGTAAATGTCTCTAGAATAGTAGTTTCGCCAAGCGTAAAAAACGCGCTTAATTCTATAGTTGGCGGAAAAAGCTTCTCTAAGAAGATAAGATTAGACATTGACACAAAGCAGTTATCTCAAGTCTCTAAATTATCTGAAGATTTATTATCATCTCTTAAAAACGCTGTAGCGAAGGTGAAAGTTAAGCCAGAAATAGCTTTTGATGAGTCTAAACTAAACTCCTTTCTTACAGAATTAGAACAAATTCCTGAAGTTTTAAAGGTAATAAAAGGCGGGATAGCTGCAATAAAAGCTAATCCTTCAATTATACCAAATCCAGTAAAAGAGATCGGCAGACTCTCTGCGCTTAAAACAGCTTTAGTAGAAGTTGGCAGAGAGGCTTCTAAAATATCTAAAATACAAATTAGACCTGAAGTTAGAGCTTTTGATGAAACAATATTAAAACTAAAGGGAGAAATAAATAGTCTTCAATCACAAATAGCGAGCATTGAAGGAACTGGAGTTACAGCCCAGTTTAGAAGAGGTGAACTATCTACTAAACTGACATCTAAACAGCAAGAGTTAGATTTTGCTTTTGCTGGACAAAGAGAGGCTGTAGCTAGACTTACTCCTGAGGTTAGAAAAGCTAGATTAGACGAATTAAAAAGAGAATCTGAAGCTAGAAACATAGCTATAAAAAGTCAGATAAATGCTGAAAAGCTAGCTGAAAAAGAAAGAATATCTGCTGAAAAATTGGCAGCAAAAGAAAAAATTGCTGCAGAAAAACTTGCGGCTAAAGAAAAAGAACAGGCGCAAAAGAAAATAACTCAACAATTAGCTATTGAAGAACGTCAAAGACAAAAAATAAATAAGCTTATTGAAAAAGCAACTCTAGATTTAGAAAAACAAAGAAATACCATTAATTTATTAACTAGTAAAGGCTTGAATGTTCCGGGAGTTTCTGCTTCACCAACTCAATTAAAGCAAGCTGCAACTCGGCAGATTTTAGGGGAAGGAGTAGATGTTTCTTCTCTATCAGGAGAAGCTTTGTCAAGAACATTAAAAGGTGCTGAAGATAAGTCTAACGAAGCTAGAAGAGCTTTAAGAGATTTTAATAATGACGTTAGGGCAGTTGCTGCAGGAACTCAGTCTGGATTTGCAGCAATAGCTAAATATGGAGATACTGCATTTGAGCGTTTAGGCGGTAGAGTCGGTTTAGCCGCAGAAAGAGTTGCTGCCTATATAGTGGGGGCTGCTGGACTATATACGGTAGCTTCTGCAATTAGAACAGCTATTACAGAGACCGCTCTTTTAGAGAAAGAGATTACAAATCTTCAACAGATTTTTGACTCAGGCGAAGGTAGTGTTGATGATTTTACTGGAAGAATTAATGACTTGAGGGATACTGGAGCTGGTTTAAAGAAACAATTTTTTGAACTCTCAATCGCTACAGGTACAAGTGCTCTTAATATTGCAAAATCAGCAAAAATTTTAGCTGCGGCAGGCTTCGGTAAAGGCGATGCTGGATTTGAATCTACAATTAGAGCGGTTACTTTTGCAGAATTAGGACCTAGCTTTGGTAATACAGAAGAAATTATCGATGGACTTATTGCGTCTATAAATCAGTTTAATCTAACCTTACAAGAGACTCCTTACATTTTAGGTTTGGTAAATGAAACCTCTAAAGCTTATGCAGTTGAATCTCAAGACCTCTTCGAAGCTGTTAAGCGAGGCGGTGGATCTTTTGCTGCTGTAGGTGGAAGTTTAGAAGACTTTATAACACTCGTTACAGTAACAAGAGAAAAGACAAGAGAAGCGGCTCCTGTAATTGGTACTTTTATTAAAACGTTATCTTCAAAACTCTTTGCCCCCAAAGCTAATACTTTATTTAAAGAGATAGGAGTAGATGCTGATAACGTTGTTGATCCTTTCCAAAGGCTCGTAAAACTTTCTGAGTTTTTTGCGAAAAACAATTTGAGTGCAGCTCAAAAGACAAACATTCTATCTCAAATAGTAGACGCAAGACAAGCGGGTAGATTAGCTGCACTTATAGATGGCCTTGATGACTTCCAGAAAAGAGCAAATGCAATTAGAGCTCAAGGCGGATTATCACTTATAGATAAAGCGGAAGAGTCGCTTCTAAGAGACTTCTTACAAAGAGTTGACGATATAGGCCCCGCTATAGAAAGAATAAAAAACGGTTTCACGGCGTTTGTAGAAGGTATATATAACAATCAATTTACTAGAGGTCTACTTTCTATTCCTGCGGGATTAACTACAGCTTTAAGTGCCGTAGGACAAAATAAAACTGCAGGAAATTTTGCAAATCCTTTAGTGTTTTCTTCTCTAATTTTGGGATTAACAGGTATTATTAGAGGTGCAATTGCCGCCTACAGACAAAACTCTCTAAACGTACAATCAAATACTACATCTTTAAATAATTTAACTGCCGCAATTAGAACTTTTTCTGCAGGTCTTACAGGAACTGCTGGTGCAGCCGCTGTGGGAAGTGCTGGTTTAGCTGCGGGAGTTGCCGGAGCTGGAAGGTCTGGATCTGGAGGCCGTGGCATAAGAGGACTTTTTGGTGGATCAGGAATATTCGGATCTGGAGTAAACCCTTTATTGGCTTTAGGTTTAGCTTCAGCCGTTCCTGGAATTATAAATACTGCCGCTCCAGCATTAGGCGCTTCACCAAAAACGCAAAGCTATCTATCGGGAATTACTTCAGGAGCGACAACTGGAGCTTTAGTTGGTTTGGTTTTTGGAGCTAAAGGAGCTTTAATTGGAGGTGTTATTGGCGCTATAGTAGGAGGTATAACTACTCTTCTAGAGAATATTTCTATAGATAATGAAATTGAAAAATTTACTAAACAATCACGTTTAAGCTTTGGAGCTGCCAACTTAGAAAAATCTATTAGAAGTGGAAGACCTGTAAATAGTAATTTAAATTTTGGATCTTTAATTCTTCAAGAGACTTTTAATAAGGCAGACGCTGAAACAAAAAAATCTTTAAGCAATCTTTTACTGCGTGGAGTTTCTAGTACGGACCAAGAAGGTTTTCAGGATGAAGAATTTGCAGATTTACAAAAAGCTTCTGCAAAAGTAAATGCATTATTGAGATCTGTATTTTTAGAAAATTTAGGTCCAGACACAGTAGAAAATAGAAGAAGGGCCGCAAAAATAACTGCTTCACAGCTTTCTGCTGTTGATTTTGGTGGAATTCAATTTTCTGAACAGCAGTTACAAAAGGCTTTAGCTCCGCTAATTAACAGCGCAGACTCTTTTGAAGAACTTACGTTTTCTGTTAAGAACCTATCAGAAATTTCAACAGAGGCTGGATTAAACTTAAGTTTATTATCTAATTCATTAACTAGAACTATTGATACGCAAACCAACTCAATAATAAAATTTACAGAAAATCTTAAAAGATCTAACCTAGATTTTTCTTCTATAAGAAATATAATAAGTAGCGCATTCTCTATCCCTAGAGCTCAAGCGCTTGGTCAATCTGCCTCAATAAATGACGCTAAAAATGTTATATCTAGATCTGGAATATCCCCTATAAATGTAATATCACCTGAAATACAAGGCCTTGCGCAAATAATCAATGGGCTTATCTCTGAATTAGCGTCAACAGAAAATGTTGGCGCTAGAAGTAGAGTTTTATCATTATTAAATGATGAAGTATTAAGAGGAATAGGAGGGAATACAGCTCTAGAAGAAGGTGAGTCAGAAAATTTAGCTGCCATTAGAGGCTTTCAAAGCACCTTTGATATTGCTGAACAAATTAGAAGAACATTTGGCGAACTTGGATCTATAGGCCCAAATTCGCAGGCGTTTCTAGATATTCTAGCAGGCGGAACACAAAGTCTGCCATTTAATGTTAAAGACATCGTTTCAGCTATAGAGTCCAAAGATATCAAAGCTGGTGAGAGAATTCTAGGAATTGAAGACTCTAGAAGGGCGCTAATTGAACAAGCAAATGCCCTAATAGACGTCCAAAATTTTCAGTTAGAGCAGCAATTACAGATAGCTGAAGCTCTTGTTGATGCTACTATTAAAAGAAGAGAAGCGCAGTTTGAAATAACTAAATTAGATGTCGATACAGCCAACTCAATACTTAATTTAAGATCAGCGACAGGTCTTAGTGGATCTGTTGAGTCTCAAAATCAAGCTATACAAAACCAAAGAATTTTATTATCTAGAGGGGCTCCTTCTGATATATCGGGAGCTGGAAGTTTAATTAATCAAATTAAAAGTATTCAAGTTGGAGTTCAAAGAGTTATTCAAAGCGGCAGAGTAGGCCTAGGTAACATTAATTTACCTGAAATCCAGTCTATAAACAAATTATTGTCACAGTTTGGAATATCTGGAGGAATTAGCAGTTCAGGCTCTGCACCGAAAATAGCTTCTGACTTAGCTACAGCTAGAGCGCTTGTTGAAGATTCTATTCAAGTATTTTTAAATAAAGCTCAAGACGCGTTTAAGATATTAGCTGATGAAGTTGATGTTGTGAACAATAAAATACAGTCACAAAGAAATACTTTAGAGTCTTTCATTGGACAACTATTCTCTGGCTCTGGAGTAGATCAAGTTCTTAATACCCAAAGACTTCAAAGAAGTTCTGAAGATGCAAGATTTCTAATTGCAGAAGTTCTTAAAGCAAACCCGCAGTTTGGTACGCTTGGAACTACACAAATAGAAACTAGCCAAACAATAGCTCAAGCCGTAGCTCAAAATATTTCAAGCTTTACATCTCAGCAAATAAATGATTTGCGTTCATTTTTACAGACTGTAGGTTCTAATGAATTCGCAGGAACAAATGTTTCTGGCGAAGAATTATTAGCTGCAATAAGAGCTTCTTTAGCTGGAAGAATTTCTGATATAACAGGCGTAGCTATAGGCCCTAAGGACATACAGACAAACGCTCAAAAGGCTGAAGATCTTTTAAGACAATTAGACGAAGAAAGATTGAAAAGAATTCAGGCCCAAGAAGAACTTGCTAGTACTTTAGATGGAAACTTATCTATTATTGGTAATGAAGTAAGCACGCTTACTAAGGCTATAGCTGCTATACCATCTGAAATCAAACTTTCAATAACTGGCGTCGATAATATTAGCGTTAATTTTGATTTGAATCAATTAGATAAATCTTTAAATGATGTAGGAAATCAAGTATTTAATAGAATAAATGAAAGACTAAGGGAGGCATTCAGAAGATCAGGTATATCTGTACCAGGAATAACTTAAAATGTCAGCAATTCAATCATTAAATTTATTCTTTCCTGGATCTTTCGCTTCTGCATCAACTGGATTTACTCTGTTTGCTTCGGGAGCTCCTGGCTTACTTTCAGGAACTCTTCCTTTACATTTATACGCTAAAGAATTGTCAAGCGGATCAGTAACATTATACATGGCCGCTTATAGTAGGCCTGGAGTGTGGGAAGATCTAGGTTCTTCATGGAATTCTTATAACGTATCGTGTGACGTAACGGCTTCTTATTTTTGCCAAGACTGGGAGTATATACCTTATACAACATCCTCAGCCTCTGGAGCGGTTGGAAGTCTTGCAATGTTCATGTCTGGAAAGTATAGAGGTACTTTCAATGCTTCAATGCCAATGTTTATTTCGAACAGTGGTCAAGGCGTAAATGAGGCATATTTGAATATGTTTATGCATGCAGAGGGATCTGATGCATTATCTTCAGGTAATATAACAATTTTTTCTATTGGGCATGATTTTATTAGTTCGAACATAACTTCTTACATTAGCGGAGCAATGCCTTCGGTAACTGGAGACTTAACAATTTATTGTAGTGGATTAGGACATATTAATAATCACTTTACATTATTCACAAGAGGAAGGGTTTAAAAAGGGTATATAAAATATGGGAACGCCTTTAACTGGATACACACCTTCAGAGACTTATAAAGACTTACTTAAATTAAGTAATTCTAACAATGGAATTGACTCTACTTTAAGATTTGTAGGCTGTGGAAGCGGCACAGATAGCAGCATAAAAATTTCTACAACATCAATTGACGTTTCAGGCTCTGTTTATATGTCTGGAACCTTAATAACAGCTAACGCCTCAGAAATAAATAAAATACATAGAACTGTAAATGATGGAGTTGTGCAGGCTAATAAAGTTTTAGTTTCAGACATAAACAGAGGTATTAGTACCCTAGGAGGCAATATTAATTGCGTTTCTGAAGGGGGAGGTGTTTCGAATGGAACTATTTTCCACGCATCTTTGGGAGCTTATGGTTTAGTTTTAAACGATTTAGGATCAACTTCTTCTGTAGTAATAAACCCTTCTAGCGGTTTAATTCATAAAGCAAAAATAACTTCTACTTCAACTCCCCTGACATTCCAAGTTCCTGACTTTATGTTGAATGATTATTATGCGGCAGTTAGTAGAGCTTTTTATGTGAAATTATTTGTAGAGCAAGATTCTGCGGGAGGTAAAGATATTCTTTGGCCTGGAACAGGGCTTGTTAACGGAAACGTTCATTTTCCCTCTGGTCAATGGACTTCTACTGCAGAGAAATATCCGAAAATTTCTGGAGCGTCATATTCTCCAGCGTCTGGTGAAATTGATATTTTTGACTTCTGGAGCTATGATTACGGGGTAAATTGGTTTGGACAAAGAATTGCCTCAGGAATAAAACGATATGGCTAATGTATATATTGATGGTCGTAAAATTATTCCTGCGCCCTTTTATGCAATATCTCACGATATTAATAGATCAGGCGCTGGTAATATAATTTCATGCTCTTACTCTATTACCCTGACAGGCAGTCTAATTGCCAATAAAGGATCTCCAAATAGCACAGGCGCTTTTGGCGTTGATACAAACGAGGCAATATTTTCTTCAGAAGATAGATTTGGTTCGCTTTTAGAAAAACAAAAAGCTTTAAGAAAATTATGTCTCATAGAGCCTGATTCAGAAAACGCTAAAAACGTTACAATAGTTCATGTAGATGACACAACAGGTTTAGAGACTGAAAAAACAATTGAATTTAATTATTATGTTAGTAATATAGATTTTGAACCTTCTACTACTACTGACATATCAAATTATACAATTTCGTTTTCTGCTAGTGACATTAAGTTTGGCGGAGAAAGTATAAATCCAACTGAAGAAAGTTTTAAAGATTTTAATTTGAGATCTGTCAACGACAGTTTTTCTGTAGACTGGTCTAATGATTATGATAACACCATAACAGTTACTAGAAGTGTTAATGCGCAATCTTTTAAAGTTTATTCTGCAGACCTAACTGAGGAAAGCGGCCTTACTGAATCTTTTGAATATGCTAGATCATGGGTAAATAGTAGATTTGATGGTGACGTTAGAGACTCGCCTAGCTTAGGCGGCTATCCTATTTTATCTCTTCCAGCTGGTTACGTTTATGTAAATTCTCAGGTTTCAGAGCAGTTCGACAAGCTAGATGGCTCTTATGGAATAACGGTTAGATGGCTGTATGCGCCTAACATTACCGATAACACCTACTGTTCAGATGATTATTCAATAAATAAAAATCAAATTTATGCATCAGGTAAAACTTCTTATAAAATATCTGGAACAATAAAAGGCTACCAAAGTGCTACTAGAACAACAACTGCCTCGACAGCGGCAAAAAACTATTTTGAAACATTAACTAATTCTACTTTTAAAAACAGAATAAACGCTGCATTTAATGTTGCGTTAATAGATCTACTTGGACCTATTGTAAATAATTACGTTTACAGCCCATTCACTGGAACAGTAACTTACGATCTAGAATTTCAAGAAAAAGCTTCTGACCTTCCATCATGTTTTACTGATGTAGAAATATCTATGTCTTCAAATGAAGATGAAAGAGTCATTGCTGAAATTGCAATACCTGGCAGAGCTTTAGGTCCAATAATACAAGACATACAAACAAAACAATCTGTTAAAAGATCTATTAACGCAATCTTTGCTACAGCTACTGGAATAACAACTTTTTCTTCGATGCCAGGATTAAAAACTTCTGGATTAAATTATATAGAATCGGTGAATGGTATCCCTGCAGGAACTGAAAACTCTAGCTTTTGGAAAACTTCTTTTTCACATAATCTAGATTTAAAACAAGGAAAATATAGTATTTCTGTTACTTATGTGGAGGATAATTAATGTCAGGATCACAAGTTCAACCTATAAAATTTTTAAACTGTTCAGTTGTGAGTTTTAACTGCTCGATTGGATTTAATTCTTCACCTTCAACTTTGTCAGCAACACTAGCTGAAGATTTTGATGCTGGAGATGATTTTGGAGCGGATGATCATGACATTAATGACGAGTTAGGTTCTACGCAAGGCGGTCAGCCTTTTTTAAATGGAAACCCAGGATCTTTTGCGACTTTTTCAATTCCAGGATCAGATTTTAAATTTGCTGGAATAGTCACCTCGTATAGAAGAAGCAAATCTATCGCTGGAAATCTAATAAATATAGAGCTTTCTGATCCAAGAATTTTATTAAATCAAATACCTTTAATTAATGATACAAATCTAGATATTAATAATACTGGGTTTAATACAATATCTTGGAATATTTTTTGCGCTCCATCTGTTTTTAATAACCCTATAGATTTAGACTGGTCTGTTGAAGGTGTTAGATTTGATAAATTAGCAGTAGCTCTACAGACAAAACTTTTTTCATTTTATAATACTAATTATAAAATTGCTTTCGATTCTTCTTTTTATTCAAATTTAGCTGGAGGTTATAGATTAAAACAACAGTCTAGTACTGTTGAAGATGCTATCAATCAAGCGGCTAGAGATTGTGGTATGGACTGGTTTGTTGATATTGATCCTGGCCCAGGATGGAATATTATTAAAATTAAAGGAATTAAAAGAAGAAATCAATATAACTTTGAAGACTCAAATGGACTTAGAAGTTTTATAGAAGATAGGGCGAATAGAGTTTCTTCTTGGGAGATTGGAAGAGAGTTAAGAGAAGAGCCTACCGTTTCAGTTGTAGTAGGAGATAGAGTAAGAACTTTATGGAATACTTCTCCTAATGGTAATTTTCCTAGACTTTGTGAACTAGGAAACGGAATGGTAATTGATAGACCGCTTGTTATATTAGATTATATCTTTGATCAATATGTAGGAAATATCGCTGCAAATATACCAACCTTGAACGTGAAAGTTTCTTCTACCAATACTGTAACTAGTATCACCAATAGTACAGATGAATTTGGTAATAATAGAGTTCCTTATCCAAGAAGAGATAAGGCTCAATCTTCTGTAGTTCGTCGAGGGTATATAGCCACTGAAAATGTCTTAAGAGCAGCCCTACATTCAAAAGCATCATGGGCAACTACGGTGTGGTACGAATATAGAAATCCCGCAAATGGATCACTATATCAAGTTCCATATAACACTTATAATTCTTTTGACATAGGTTATGGTTTTGGTGCGCCATCATCTAATTCAACTTCTCTTTTTAGTATGGACCCCGCTAATATTGGGGTTACTGGACCAGATTTTGATTTTGAACAAGGACAACCTTCATTAACTTCAGTTGTCACTAGTAATACGAATCCGCTTCGTGAGTCTTTAAAAGACGCGGTATATGAAGCAACTAGACAGATGGCAGAAGATTATTACGGTAAAAAATTTATTTGTAGATTACCGTCTTCAACAATATGTGATGACATTGGAACGTCTTATTTTCATAATGAAAAGAAAATACCTATTGAATATGAAATTACAGACGCAGCTCCTGACATAGCATTTTATAATACATCTGCAAGTATTGGATTGCCAAACTCTTTAATTTACTCAGATTCTAGTTCATTTAAAAATCAAAACGGTTTATTAAAAGCCTTTGCTTTCATAAATCCATTTTCAATTTTTAATCAATTTTCTAGTTATCAGATAGCTCAGATAGACAAGTCTGAATTAATAAGGGCTGCCAATTCGGTCGCAGATATTAACACATCTTCCTTTAATTCAGAAACTCTTTTCTATTCTGGAGTTTCGGTAGAGCCATATCGTTTTGATCCTAGATTTGCGCTAGTAACCTTAAACTCACATATTAATTGCGGCCTGTCCACTTATAGACATGTCACTCCTTTAACTAGATTTCCAAATGGAAAAATAAAAACTTTCTCTGTGTCTTATAGACAGGCTTATACTTCTACTACAGATAAGAGCGGAGAATTTTTAGAGTTGATGTCTAAGATTTTTAATAACTTAACTCTTTTAACATACGACAATGCAAATTTAAAAGATCCGGTAAATAGCAAACAATTAAATTTATCTTTTGTAAACGACTGTATATCTGTAGATTACTATTTTAGTTTGCAAACTAGCGCTATTTCTTTACAGGAACATGTTGGTTTATCAGAATTTAGATTAATAAATCTTGACCCTTCTGAAGGCGTTAGCCATGGAGGCTTTTTTATACCATTACAATGGAATTATATTAAATATGGTCCATGGGTTAATGGAAATGCATATTCTAGACCAGTAAATCTAATTGAGGATTCAAAACTAAATCCTTGGAACTATGGCAATTATGATAGAATGAATGAAGCTGGATCAATAATTGCTGAGAGAGCAAATACTTCAACACATACAATAGCTTATGCAAATATTACTGTAGAAGGGTATCCAGAATTTAATCTAGGAGGTCAAATAATAACTTCAGAAAACGATGAGATGTGCAATATAAGCGATATATCTATGAGTTTTGATACTGAAGGAATAAAGACAACATATAAATTTAAGAGCTTTTTTGGTCCGACAGGCTTCACTAAGAGATCAGAAATTTCTGCAGTCTCCACTAGCTCTACAAATTCCTTTTCAAATAGGCAAGAAAATATTAAAGTTTCTAGAATATATGATGATATCTTAGCAAAAATTTACGAAAAGACTGGATCTTCAAATTTTGGAAATAGGGCATCTAGAGGTATTTTTACTGCCGACTCTTTAGTTTCATCTTCTTCTCCAGTTAATGCAAACCCATCCATTAGCAATGTTAATAGTTTAGACGCTAAGAGGGCTTCTGAATCTTCTTCAAATTATCCAAATTTAGCAATGGCTCACTTTAGTTCAATTTTTACTCCCTATAGCACTTATCCAACAAAGGCAAAAAATGGACAAGCGCCTACAATAGAGGGAGGTATTATTTCATGAAAATATTTGGTGACACACATGCCTTAAATCCATTTGAGGCTAGAAATGCAGGAGACAATGCTTCGAGAGATCCTGGCGTTGCAATGGGTAATGTGCCTGGAGTTTACGATTCATATGCAGCTCGTGGCATGGCAATGAAGATGCCGTTGATTGTAGCTGGTTGGGGATATGACTTATTTGGCAGACCAGTACCAAATAAAGGAATATCTCTAAAAAAGATGAATGGTCATGACACTGCATTTACAGCGGCAAAAGATTATGGTTTTTTAGGATTTGAAAATTCTTTCATTGATGATGTTAGAGGAAGTCCAACGCCTTTTGGAGGAGAAGCTCCAGTTGAGTCTTTCGTTGCTGGAGCATTGGATGTTAGATATAATCAAAGACACGGCATTTGGGATACTGATCACTATTTTTTTGCTGAAATAACTGGAGTTATAAGAGCCACTGGAACAGGAGTTGATACTAAGAATTATGTTAATAGATATTTATGGAGAGAGGTAGATATAAAAGGTCCAGAGTCAGCAAAAGATCCTTTCTCAAGAGATGGTATACAATTCCCAGCAAAAAGCTGGGAAAATGGTACAATTTTTCCAAACAATTGGGCTTTGAATTTAGCGGAACTATCCAACAATTCAAATGACGCCGTTTATTCTATAGCTCCAAGCGGATCTATAGTAAAAATTAAAGCATATCTCATTGATAATAATCCTTCAAGTAGAAATGAAAGCGCTCATAAATATAAGCCTTTTTATGTATTTAATTACACCTCAGATGAGACAGTATTTTTGCGTATAGATTGGAATTCAAGCTTAGGTTATCCGGCACCTCTTGCGGCGGCCGATGCGACTTGGACAAGCATAGGAATGTGCAATAGATTTTTGTATAGGGCTGAAATCCAGAGGTTTTCTAGTTCACACACTGAAGGTACTGGATCTAGCCCATGGGGAGGTTTTACGCCAGACAATACATTGCCTCCAGCTTTAAGATACGTTCAAGCAGTAAATATATCAGAATTTAATAACCCGATAGGAGCATTAGGTGTTGTCGCTCCTGGAGTTATAACTGTATCACATGGACCATTAACTAGCTCTACGCCCAATCTTAATTGGACTGGAGTGTCTATACCAGTGGGGTCAAGATCTACCTACCCATCAGGCTTTTCCATAAGGCCAATTTGGCACAATACTATTGTGGAAGGAAAGAGGCTTAAAGGTCTAGGAAACAGTCTTAATACTTATGGTCCCGTTTATTATTTTTCGATGGCAAATGCTCATGATGGAGGATGTCTAACTGGAGTATGGCCTTTTAAAAATTTAACTGCAGAAACTGGCGCAGGAGAACATTCGTCCACCAAGAGAACAAACTAAAGTGTATAGTTTTATATGGCAACAGTAACATTTTATTCTAATGAAGGTTTAGGGGCTATAAATAGCGGATCACAGTCATTTGCTGGTTCTGGAATAGGTTTTTTTGGAAATGCAGGAGCTTTTTCTAGCGTAAGAATAAATGAATACCAAGATAGAACTTTTTTAACTAACGCGAATGGTACAACTGTCGGCGCTGAAATGGATAACGTAAAATATTCTAATCCAACAGGAGCTATCATTTCTAGAGGCGGAGTAAATGACGCTACTCTATGGATTAAGTATATTCCAAATTATAAATCAACTTTAAATATAAAATTTGCAGATACAAGTTCAGTAAGGACGCAAAACGCAAAAGTTCAAGTATATGATAGGTCCAATATTAATAACGGGCCAGTTGGAGTAATTTGCCAAGCTTGCGAAGTAGTACATCCAGAAACAAGCCAATCCGTAGAAGGTTCAGGTTCTTCTTCATGGGTTCCATGTAGCGGAAGTGCTCCGTACCTATCGCTTATAGATAGTCCTGGTCTTAGCGGTATAAGACCTAGCGGATCAAATACATATTCAACCGTTCACGACTGGTATATTTGTTTGTCAGCTACTCCTACAGGGATAGGATCTCATACGTCTTTTGGTTTGTATTTTTCTGTTGAATATTTATAATGGCTTTATCGCTTATTTACAGATACATAGGATTTAATGGATCTTCAATAACTTATAATAATTTTGATGGTTATGATATAGGTTTTGGTTCTACGGGAAATAATAATTTAATTAGAGTTGGAACGCAGCAGGACAGGACTTATTTAATTGATGTTTTCTCCTCCAAATTTTACCGCAATATAAATAACATCCAAAAGAGTGATTCTTCAAAAGCCATCATTTATAATGACACAGCAAAAGATGTCGAATCTCCTCTGACTGAAATACCAAATTGGTGCGCAGTTTTAAACATTAATTTCGGAGATCCTAGCGGAGTTACTAATTACAATGTAACTTCTGCAAAACTAACAGCCTCTGGAGTTGGCAATAAAATACAAACCGTGTCTTCAGACTCTGTAAATATATATGTTGCAGAAATATGCAATACTGGAATTAATTTTAATGGCGCAGGAAGTGGAAGTGCTAATTGGGCCACGCTATCTAATAAGATGAATGCTTTCTTAGAACTTTCCAAAAATCCAGGACCAAGTGGGATTAATGGAAATATATCGTCCTCAGGAAGTCCGCAAAAAATTCATGACTGGCATATTGCTATATCTGTAGAACCTAAATATCCATCAAATGCTCCATATATGAGCATTTCGTGTATTATAGAATACATATGAGGCTTTTATGGGCGAAGAAAATGGTTGGCTTGAATACAAAAAACTAATTTTAGCGGAGCTTACAAGAAGCAATGAAAGACTTTCTAAGATTGAAAATGAGCTATCTTCCATAAAAGAAGAAATAGCAATTTTAAAAACAAAAATGTATTTTGGTTCAGCTATAGTCGCCGTGATTATTTCTATAGGAGTCACGTTTATAAGCAACGTAATAAAGGGTTAAGAAGCTATAATTATTAGTGTATCATATAAAGGTTTTAAAAAAATGAATAATTTAATAGAAAAATTAAAAGCTCAGATAATGGAATCTTCGGTCATTATGGGAGGACCAGCCCAGATGGGCGATGTTATGCCTATGGGACAACAAATGCAAGGCGGAGAATTAGGTGATTTAATGCAAGGAACAGCTCCATCTAGCACAATGAATGGATCAATGCCTATGCAAATGCCTACTGAAATGCCAGAAATAGAAGAAGAGTCTTCTGAAGCTGCTGAAATGATAAAATCAGATCTTAAGACTCTTATTCGAAACGCTCAGCAAATGCTAGATGCTATTAGCGGATCTATGGAAGTTGAAGAGTGGATGGTTAGCAAAGTAACTTTGGCTACTGATTATATAGTCTCAGCAAATCAGTACATGTTAAGCGACAACCAAAATGGACACAGCTCATCTATGCCGATGAGCAAGAGTCCAATGCCAGCTACTCCTAAAATAACTATGGATATGATTCAGTAATTCACTGAAATATAGATTCAGCTATAGCCTTTTCACACAAAATACTAATTACCTTGGCTTCTGTCAAGGTAATTCTTTGTCCAGACCAAAACGCCCCAGACTCTTTTTTAGAGCTTATTTCAAGACCAAAAGACAACTCTCCACTAGTGTCAATTTGATAAATTTTTAGTATCGTATTTCCATCTTTTGTCTGATGAAAAAGCCCTTTTCCTTTTTGAGTAGTTCCATCTGGATTTCCAAGATGATTCTTTTTAGCTGAAAAAACTAATATAATTTCTGCCAACTCCTCTAAATCTAGCTTGACTGTTTCTGAGTTTTCTTTCCAAGAAAAGGAAGGGTTTCCTCCGCTATCTTTTTCTTGATTCTGTTTTGCGATAGTTAAAAAGAAGTTTTTAGTATTTTGATTATATTCCCAAGAAGTAGCCGAACCTTTAGAGTGATCCTTATGACCTGGTTTATATATCTTATAAGAAGGGTTATACTTTTTCATAGTATTATCTCATTTGATTTAATTGAAGATGGCACACTTTCTCCTCCATTAGATTCACCTCTAGAAAAAGCGTTTAATTTAGCTAAGACTAAATGTGATTCAGAATATGAAAGCATTGAAGTATCATCTTTATTAATGCCCATATAATTAATTAATTTACTTGGATTAAGGCCTAACTTGTTAGACATTGTACTGATTGCTATTCTCGCACTGTCAGAAATTGGTCTATTTGACTCTTGGTTTTGCATTTGAAGTTCATCAGCATTCAATCCTTCTTGTATTTCTTCTGCTGAATAAATTCTAACTAGACCTAGGCCCTTTCTGAGAGCTCTAGCCTCAGCTTTCGTGGCCGCTGTACCAACGCTAGATTTGCAGTAAGGCCAAGGAGTGTTATCTTGATTGACGTCAAAAACGTCTGAAATCTTTCTCTCTAAAGATTGACCGTGCTTGATATAAATTATTGTGCAAAGTACGGACGCGGTTGGATCTAAAGTGGTAGGAGCCTTTAATACGCCCATCTCAGAAGTCACTATATCGCCCACCAAAAGCTTAAAAACTCTTCTAAGCCCATCACAAGTAGGCATGTTTTGCTTAAGCTCATCTTCGGTAAAGAAAGTCATTACGTAATCAGACCAGTCTTTATCTGTTTCTGTTTTTGTAATACCTTTATCTTCAAGAACTTCTTGATTACTAGAATTATTCAACATCTTTTCTAGCTCCTTAACTTTAAGTTTACCTAAATCTTCCGCGTTAAGGTCAGCATTTTTTAGTAAAAGTTGATTTACAATTTCTAATTTTTTCATATTAAATCCAATACTTTTCTAAGCTTTGAAGACTAAAATCACAAACTTCCATTTTATCTCTATTTAGGTTAGGATATACGCTTTCAAAAACAGTTTTGACAATATCACTAGTAAATATTACATGATCAAAAAAATCAACAAGCTTTTCTATACTAGGCTCTAGCGTTCTTATTTCTGAAATATCGGATATATACCATATCTTCTTATTAAATATTGAACCACACTCAAAAGCATTTATTGCTCCACGTATAGTTAAACATAAAACTGAACCATTGTATTGCTCTATCATATGGTTATAAAAAACACCAAAAGGAGCAGCTACGATCGGTTTATTTAAATCGGCAGAAAATACGCATATGTCATAATCATATGAATTTTTAGCATATACGCTGTGAGCCAATTGATAATACTCCTGAGACCTTAAATTATCCAAAAGTATAGCAATTGAAGCAGTTGTTGGAAACCTTGAACCGATTAAAAATGTTTCTGAAATAGGATTAGCGTTTAATAAGCCATTCATTTTTTAAAATTCTTTCTCTTATCTTAGCCCATTCAGGATTAATTTTATCATGATTAGTTACGTTAGTTTTACTTTGCGGGTGTGAATTATAGATAAAAAGAACTTCAGGTAGTCTGAACGCAAAAAAGCCAGACATAACAATTCTACACCACAAATCGTAATCTTCTACGTAACGGAAAGATTCGTCAAAGCCTCCGACTTTTTCTAGCGCTTCTTTTTTGACTACAGAATTAGTTGAGATTATACATTGATTGTACAGCTTTTCTATATTAAAATTTTCTTTTAGTCTTATAACGCTGTGATCTGGATACTTTTCAACGTAGTCTGAGTATACAATGCCCACATTATAGTACTTATCTAAAACATCTATGGACATATTTAGTTTATTGGGAGTATATGTATCATCCGCGTCTAAAAACGCTATATACTCACCACTAGCTTTAGACACGCCAAGATTTCTTGCCGAAGCAGTGCCTCCATTTTTCTTTTTAAAATACTTTATATCTGCATCTACAGAATCTAGAATTGTTTTCATTACAGAATCTGTATTGTCACTGCTTCCATCGTCTACGACTATTATTTCATAAGAATTTTTATCGTAATTTTGATTAACAGCACTCTTTATTGCGTTTGAAATAAAAAATTGATTATTGTAAGTAGGAATTACTACTGAGCATTTTTTATTCATTTGAGCAGTCTACCCTTAGTATAGTTGTATTTTCCTCAAACCAAAACTTTTTAATATTTAGTTTGCCGTTTCTGATAAAGTTTATAGAAGCAGCTGTATTGAATGGCGTTTCTATATTTTTACAAACTAAATGAGCCACACCTACATCAAGTCTAAAATATGCAGCATCAACAAACATTTGGTATATATTTATAAAAGATAAATCTATCTCTGTGGTATTTGATGATATTTTTCTAATTTTAGAAAGTAAGGACTCTGCATCCTTAAGGGATTCAAAAGTTCCAGGAAAAATTCTAATAGAGTCTATCTGCTTATCATCAGGAAGCTTTAAGAAGTCCTCTATAGTTATTTTTTTAAAATCTAAATAATTATCTATTTTATTTGATATGAAATATTTCATGCTTTTTTCCAAGTCTTAGATTGTAGGCTTTGTCAAATAAATTATTCCAAGCATCAACAAATTTTTCTATTGAATAATTTATGCATACAGTTTTTCTAGCGGCAGATCCAATTTTTATATAATTGCTATTGTTGTTACAAATATCTACTATATTTTTAATCAAAACATTCAAATCATTTGATGATAAAGAGTTTTCATCGTTTAAAACTTCAGCGACCTGTTGATATCTTGTTGAAACAATTGGTATTCCTACGGACATGGCTTCAAGCAAAGACATCGGAAGCGGAGAATATTTAGACGTGTTTAAATAACAAGAGCTGTTAGATAGAATATTCGCTATTGTGGCAGGGTCATTTATAGGTTCACTTAATCCAGGGTTACTGCCTATCAGTATAAAATCTATCTCTGGATCTATTCTTTGAACGTTATTTTTAATATATTCCCATTCCTTCCAGCCACAAGCGTAATCCCTTTCCTTTAAGAAGTTGACTATATAAACAACCCTCTTCTTTTTGTTGGGGGTCCAACCCCTAAAAATATTAGTATCAATTCCGTGATTTATTACAGCCCCGTTGCTGCTACCCCAGGTATTTTTGTTATGTTCAGTAATAAATACATTAAAATCGCTGTTTATTTTTTTAAGGTTTTCTATAACATTCCTATCACCTGCAGGCTCGGTGTGATCAATATTAATCACAGGAACTCTAGAAACATTTGAAAAGCCATTAATAATTGACAACTGACTATTTCTTTCTTGAGAAAGAACAATGTCTATATCATATGGCAGCTCATAAAAATTATTTATCAAAACACAATTTGAAGGAAGCTTTCTGTAAGACTCTTCCCATTTTTTACCATTTTCGGGATTTATAATGTAAAAATTATGTCCCGTTCTAGCTAGCGCTTCTTGATAAGATTCGTGAGTTGCTAAAGCAGCTATGTTATATTTATTCTTTTTTCTTCTATTAATTTTATTTGCAATATAGTTTACTGGATTCATATCAAACCTTTCATTTTTTGAGCGCAAGCATCAATAGAAAAACTATCAATAATGTATTTTTTATTTATCTGAGCTATATCTAGAGCTTCATTATAGTTTTCATATACATATCTCATTTTTTCACACATTTGAGTAGTAGAAGGATCTATCCAGTTTTCATCCCACATGTAATAAAATCCAGAACTATCATTCTGCATTCCAAAGACTTTTTTATAATTAAGATCAGTAATCAAAATATCTTTTAACAAGCTATTCTTTTTAATGCCAGATATATTAGGAGCAACAACTGGTTTGCCCTTTAGATAAGCTTGAGCGACTGGAAAGCTATCACCCTCTCCTCTAGACATAGAAACAAAGCAATGAGAATCATTTTCTAAACCTTGAAGTTCGTAGTCAGATAGCATTTTTGGTATTAGCAGTATGCTTGGATATGTTTCTGGCCTTTTACCAATCTGGGTTTTTATTTGAGAAATTACTTTTTTAATTTCTTCTTTAGATTGTTCTACGGCTAGTTTGCTTATATAAGTTTTTAGAACCAAACAAACATTATCATTGGCAGAAAATTCAGATAAAAAGCTATGCACGAGACCATTCACATTTTTTTTATTCGAAAAATCAGATATCGAATAAAATCTAAACTTGTCTGCTACTCCATATTTTTCAAAATTAAATCCAGCAAAATGGTTCAATTCAATATTTTTTGGCTGATCAACTATTTTAATGGGAACCGAAACCCCAGAAGTTTCACAAGCTTGCTTTTGTTCTTCGGTATTTACCCATATTTCATCCATTATATTGCAGCCATTTTGCCATCCAGAGCCAATAAATCTATCAGTCTCCCAGAAAAAATAGCCAATATTTTTAACTCCTTCAATTCTCACAAACATTGAAGGTAAGCATTGCTGTATAACAACATCTACATCGTCAAGATCTGAATCTTCAAGACTAGATATTTTTTCATTGTTAATATTTGGATGACCGTTAAGAGTAATCCATACTGGCTTTACATTATAGCCAGCTTTTGAAATTGAGTCTATCATTGCACAAGCGGCGTTTCCATAGCCAGTGCCGTCTCTATAAACAGATATATAAGCTATTTTTTTCATAAAACCTCAGATGGATCGTTATTAATTTCAAATATATTGTTACAATACTTATATCTTTGCTCCTCAAAGATATTGAAACCGTTGACTAAAGTCTTAAAAATGTCTAGAATATCTTTCCTAGAAAATCTTCTAGATTGATTTCCATCTTGTCTTACTTTAGAACGCAAATTCATTAAAAGCTCTTTCTCAGCAACATAACTAGCGTATGAAGTTTTTGGAGGAGCATATGCTTTTACTAAGTAGGAAATGAAATCTTCGTCTTGTTCAATGCTGTTTACTGCATCTTCGTTTATATTAATTTTATTTGCTGGAGCAAACCATCTATTGGGATTAAGGGATGGAAGCTCAGAGAAAATAGCGTCCCATTTATTAAATGTTTGAGTTGTAGTATGGTTAAGTTCGGCAGATTTTCTAGCCTCTTTAGCTAGATCGCTTCTAACATTTTCTGGCTCCATAAAAAATGCAGAAATTTTATCTGAGCAATCTTTTACAGAAGGCATAGCTCTAACTTGACCTGTCTCTTTATCAGACTCTTCTCTCCATGCGGCAACTTCTATGCCTCCATACGAGCCACCCATTCTATTCAGTTCATACATAGCAGCATAATCAGTGGCTATTGTGGGAACTCCACAAGCTTTAGCTTCGATTAATGGTATCTCTAAAGCTCCTGCGATACTTAATTGGCAATATAAATCAGCACTATTGTAAACAGTAGCCAATTGCTCTCTAGTTAAGCCTAAAGCGGTATTTGGTGGGTGCGCAGTATAATTATTGCAAGAGTGACAGTAGCAAACTTCCCCAGCAAAGAAAGAAGCAAAATAATAGCCGCAATGATTGCAGCAATAAGTCATTATTACCTTAGAAGCCAACTTATATTTAATAATATCTTTTCCAATATCAAATCCAACGTCTGGATAACTTGTGTGTAGATATAAGTAAGTATTATCTACTAAATTCTTAAGCCCTTTGTCATCCCAAACGCCTAAAGCATCTTTAAATGCTTTCATTAGGTCTGGAAAAAGCTTTCTTGGCTGATTTCTCATAACCGTTAAAACTAACTTTATGTCTTCTTTGAGACCAAGAAGTTTTCTAGCTTCAGCCTTTGATGTTGGCTTAAAAATATTAAGATCAACACCAGGCATAGCATTATTTCTAGCGATAGATATTTTATTGCCGGAATAGTTTTTCACTACCGATAAACCCCAATCGGAATAAGATGTGACCTTATCAACAGATGAATACGTGCCAATCCATTCTGCGCGAGGAGGTTCAGAATCAACACAAGCCGACCATACATAGTTAAATAGATATCTTGACGGCATTTTTGTGATCCATTCGTCATGCCAAAAATCTCTATAGGAAAAAACTATGTCTGGTTTAAATTCTAAAACAGCTCTATCAAATCTATAATGACCAAATTGAGCGGTTCTATAATTTTCATTATATACTTTTCTCTCTTCTGGATTTGATGGAACTACTGGATATACTTTCCAAGGAACAGATCTAATTCTTGGATCATTATCCTCTACATAGGAGGCTAATTCAGCAACCTCATATTTACCACTAGCATGTAGCTTAGTTAGTAAGTCATGAGCCATCACCGAAAATCCAGTATTTAATCCACTAAACTCAGTAACTAAAAGAACTCTAGTTTTTTTTGCCTTTTGCAAATCCTGCATATCCATTTGGCGCCTTTATATTTACTTCTGCTTTAGTCTTATTGTAGAATAATGCCATTATTTCTGAATAAGAGAGGTCTCCTTTTAGGAGACCTTCCTTCTTTAAGAAAAGAATTAATTCCTTTAATTTATCGTCACACATTAGAAGGGGACATCCTCTAATTCTAGAGCTAACTTATCGTTTTGTTTTTGCTGCTTTTTGGGAGCGTTTCTTTGATGAGAGCTTTCATTCTCATTCTTATTTCCTCCGCCCATAAATTCAAAATCTTCAACGCTAATTAAAATCTTACTTCTCTTTTCTCCATCCTTAGATTCCCAATTTTCTTGCTTAAGATGTCCTTCAATCAGAATAGGATCACCCTTCTTGAGGTGTGTACTTATAATTGAAGCTCTGTTGCCCCACATTTCACAATCAATGTAGGTGCTATCTTCTCTTTTTTCGCCAGACTTAGTCGTATACCTTCTATTGATAGCAACTCTAAATCTAACAACATTTGATTCTCCGATAGTCTTTAGTTCTGGATCTGAAACAAGATTAGCCGCCAAGATTACTTTGTTATAGTTTGCCATTTTTAATCCTTTGTTCTATTATAGCTGAGCGATATATTTTTTATGCGATTTTTACACTTTTTACTGACCAACCATTACCAGTACCAATTAAATTTACTAAATAATATCCATCTTCACTAATAATTCCTCTAATTTTTTGATAGTCTTCTGGAAAGCATACTACGTTAATACTTCCAGTATTATCTGATATTTTAAATCTTGCCATTTCTTGACCAGGATTTTTACCCTTCTTTGTTAGTAGAGTTGATATTTCGCTTACTTTTACTGATAGGTTTATCGATGTATTTTTATTGTTCTTATAATTTTTAAAACAATCTTTGCAGCTTCCTTCGTCGGATTGATTTAAGTTATAATCATAAGTAAAAGAAAAACCCATTAGATCTTTTTCTTTTGATGCAAGAATTGGAGAAGAGTCAATAGCCTTTATATCTATAGCTTTAGCTTCAGATTTAACTATTTCCTTTCTGCTTTTTACGGATTGCTTATCTCCACACTCGTAAACGCAATCAATAAGATCTTTGATTGAATTGAAAGTTTTTTTATGGAAAATAAATTCAATTTCTTTTTTTGTTAATTCTTTAAGCATTAAGAATATTGAATTCATTGTTGAGCGTGATATACCATAGTTATCACAAGCTCCAGAGTTAATCAAGCTTTCTACTGCTTGACCTCTAATTTTATTATCTTCAGAAGCATCAAAATGCATTCTTAATAATTCGTAAAAACTAGAAGGTCTAGTATTTTCTATACAAGCAGCGTCATTTTCACCAACTTGTTTTATGTGAGATAATCCAAAATAAATACTTTTTTTGCCATTTTCATCCACAAAATAAAAGTCTGACTTAGAAATGGATATATCGGGCTTTTTTATTTCGATGCCCAACATTCTAGCCTCATTTATTAAATCAGAGATTTCTTCTCTAGGCTTTTGCTTACCTTTACTATAAGTTAGGTAAGTGCAATAGAATTCTAGAGGAAAATTTGCCTTTAGATATGCTGTTTTATAAGACCATAGGGCATATTTTTTAGCGTGAGCATCATTAAAAGCATATCTACCAGCACCTTCAATAAGCTCAAATAATTTTTCGCTAGTCTCTTTTGATCTTCCGTTTTTTATACATCCATTTATAAATTTATCTTTTAAATCTAAAATTGTTTTTTGATCTTTTTTACCAATACCTTTTCTTAATTTATCAACAATAACTAATCTATCGATATAATTTAGATCGGACCAAGCTATTTCGCTTCCGAACTTCATAAGCTGCTCTTGATAGATTAGGACTCCAAGAGTGGGTTCTAAAATTTTATTAATTGCTTCATCGTTATAGTCAGGCATTTCAGACATTCCAAATTTAACTTTGAAATAGGAATCTGTCATGCCAGCTTCTAGACATGCTGGTCTAATTAATGAGATAACGGCGCTAAGTTCATTTATATTAGAAGGCTTAATCGTTGAGGCCCATCTTTTTCCAAGATCACTTTCTAGCTGAAAGACGCCGATAGTGTGTCCATTTTGGATAAGTCTCCAAGCCTTTTCATTTTTTAATGATATATCAGAAGTTGTAAACATAAAGTAGCCTCTTTTATTTATTAACTTCTGTCTTCTCTACAGTGTTTATTTTTGTGCGTATTTTCGACATAAACTTCATATATCTTTGAAACATATTTTTTGTTATATCGACATCCTCGGACGCATCATGGTTTGCGGTTGATCTTTTAAGACCTATTATCTCCGCATATGTGTCCATTTTATTATTTTTAAGACCATCCCTACCAAATATACAAAACATTAGAGGAAACATGTCTATTTGCATATTCGACCAAGGCACACCCTCTTTATCAGAAATAATCTTGTATTCAAGCATCTGATGTTTTAAAAATGGTATATCAAAATTAACTATATTGAATCCAACTAAGACTGGAGCTGTCCAAAATTTCTTTGTGGGATTCATAGAATCCAAAAACTCTGAAAATTTTCTTAAAGCAACTTTGGGATGAAGTCCATTATCGTTAGCGTTTTTCCAAAGATTTTCGCCAACAACTTTAATAGCATCCTTCTCAGCCTTTTCTGGCTTTTGCGGTTTAATTAAACAATTAAAAGACCCATTATCTATTGCAGAATAATCTGAATACTTTAAGGCCGTAGCAGAGATTTGAAGTATTTCTGCCCCAGCGTCTGGATCTAAGCCTGTAGTTTCAATATCAAAAACAATAAAGTTCTTATTATTTGGCATTTAATTCAAAATTCCGTATTTAATATAATTAGTCTTATTATTAATCATTTTTGTAATCTGATAAATTTTTTCAAGGGCGGCAACGCCCAATATATCAAATTTGACCCCGCCCAAATACTCTATATCAGATCCTTCGACGTCTATGACCATTTGGTCTAGTTTTTTTGAATATGTCATAGGAAATAATGTGCTCAATGGCTTATCGGAAACAATTATACCTGCAGCGTGTACGCTTTCATTTTTAGGAAGTTTTTCAATTTTAATGGCAAAATCAAAAGCCTCCTTATATTTTTCATAAGACTCAGCGACAGCTTTAATATTGTCTATATTCCATCTAATAATGCCGTAAGAAGGATCTTCGTCTTGAAGTTCTACTAACTCGTCTGATATTTTAGACTCATCGATGAAAAGCTTAGTTATATTATTTGCTTCTTCAAAATAATTATCTACAGGCTTTAATATTCTAAATGCCTCTTTAATTGCCCCCTTACCTTTAAATCTTGAGTGAGTTATGATATGAGCTACACAATCTCTACCATACTTTTCTCTAACATAGTCTATAACTTCAGATCTTGCAGATGGAGGTAGGTCAATATCAATATCTGGCAAAGAAACATTTGTGGCTGTATTTCTTCCTTCATTATAAAATCTTTCGAAAGGAAGCTCTCTCTCTTTTGAGTAACCAATGGTTTGGTCTGGTAATATAGGATCAATACTAGATATATCTAATAGATATGAAATGAGACAGCCAGAGGAAGATCCTCTACTATCTATTGGAAGATTCTTAGATTTTGTATGTTTAACAATATCACTGACCACTAAAAAATAACCAGAAATATTTGCTTGCTTAAACACTTCTAATTCATGCTTAATTCTATTGAGATAGACTTCTTTTAGTTCGCTATGATGTTTTATGGCTGGCACAATCTTTTTAGAAAAGCCAGTCCTACAATTTTCTCTTAAGAATTCGTCCTGACTAAGTATTTGATGGTCGTCTATCTTAAAATCAGGAAGCATAGGCCTTTCTTCAATAGAAAAGTCTTCTATCAAGTCTAGTACCTTGAATGTCTTTTCACCTTCGGGTAATTTATCTAAAATGTGACAAATTGCGTATCTAGAATCAAATATTCTAAGATCGTCTTGCTTTTTATCATTATCTTCATCAGAAATGATTAAATCATGAATCTTAACATCTTCTTTTCTTAGGTAGTGGATGTTATTACATGGTATATAATCTTTGAAATTATTCTTAATAAACTTACCTAGAGATATTAGGGCTGGCATTTTAGAGTAGTCAAAAAATAAAAATACATCGCTGTATATGCCCCTATAAAGTTTTAAGACTTTTTCTATCTCTTCTTTTGCGTTATTTTTTAATAAAATATCGCACTCTTCTGTTGAGTCTGAATTATAAGCTAGATCTGGATTAGCAAATGAATTATTAAAAATGCTGCTTTTTAAGTCGCCAATTAGGCATATTAATCCAGAACTGAACTGCTTAAGATCTTCGTAGTAAAATTTCGGACAAGAGTCTTCTATAACCCTATTTTTAGCTCTACCAGTAGAAAGTAATTTAAGCATATTTTTATAGCCATTCTTATTTCTACAAAGTAAAGTAATTCTATCAATTTTGTTTTCTAACTGCCAAACATCTATCTCACATCCGATGATTGGCTTTATATTTTTTGCTTTGCATTTTTTATAAAAAGGCACTAGGGCTTTAATATTATTGTGATCAGTTATAGCCGCCGCCTTGAATCCAGTGTTTGACAAATAATTTATATAGTCGTCAACATCTAAAGTGCTATCTAGTAGCGACCATGCTGTATGAACATGTAATGGTATATAATTCATTCGTTAAAATTATTTCTTCTGTTGGAGGTTTTTGATTCTTTTGCTATAGACTTTTCTTTTTTTACATTATTTATTTTTAATAATGTATCGTCAATACCATTTCCTACAGCGTAAGCATGTATAGTATCGCAAATGCTAGCTCCAGATTTGGTTAGAGTTTTGCCAAAATAACATGTGGATTTGCACTTCCACTTGTCAGAAGCCTTTGTCTCTTTTATTCTAGACGGCATCTGGTTCCATTTTATGGATTTGAATGTTTCTTTTAGCATTTTTTCTGTATTCTTTCGATCATTTTCATCAAAAGTAACAGTAAAAGGACCTCCATCATTTATAAAATGAATTGTTAAAATTCGATTTTTATATTGAGGAAATAGTATACTTGTAGCTAAATCGTACATCTTTAATTGTACGTCTTTTGAATATAAATATTCGTATTCTTTAACATCTCCGGTATTCCAGCATTTTCTAGATCCAGTCTTCCAGTCCACTATCTCTAGTGTGTCGTTATCTACTTGAGTTAAAAGATCTATAGTGCCACGTATTTCATACTGCCCTTTTTCCACAGTTCCTTTGATTATATCATAATATTCAAAAGAATAATCTTTACCAGGCATAGGTATTTTAAACTGATACTCAGTAGCTATAACATTTAGCTTTCTAGGGTCGTAAGAAGTATTTAGTACTTTCTCTATAGTTCTTAAGCAAAATTTCTTATCGCTAGCAGTAAGAGAAAACTCTGGAGACTCTTTAGTATATCTACCCCAGCAGATATCTAAAAGTTTTTGATGATCTGTAATAAACCCAAAGTTTCTACCAACCTTACTGCCTTTTGCCATTAATTCTAATACGTGATGTACTATCGTACCTAAAAAAGCTTTTTTACCAGCTTTAGATGGCATTTCAAGTATTTGTTCCATAAAGAATTGAAACTCGCAGCCTCTATAAGTATTTATTGAAGAGGCTCTTAAAAATTTAAGATTCATTTGATTTTATAGTAACCAAAAAGGTTCCGTGTTGTCTTTTTTCAATAGCTAGTGTTATTTTAGAATTCAAGTCTATTATTTCTTGAACCTGCTTTATTTTTTTTGTATTGAATCCGCCCTTACTTAATGTCTTAACTGCAGAAGCTTTTTTGATAATTATTTTTGAGCTTTTTTTGTATGGTATAGGCCATTTCTTATCGTTGTCTTTATACGGTATATATACAGTTTCTAGCATATCTAACTCTGCACAGGCCCTACAAAAATCAATACTTATTCCTGCGGTATAGGTAGCTAAACATTTATAGCCTTTATTTTTTAGTCTTGACAAAACATATTTAAAATAATTAAATAAGGCAACTCTATTTGGGTCGTCCTCATCGTAAAGATTATCTATAATTGTTTCATCTTTAATTGAAATCATATGTATCTTTTTATAATTTCATGTAACTGTTTATTTTTCTCTTCAATAGAGATTTCTTGATTATTTATAGAATATGTATTACTGCCTGAGAAATTATAATTATCTAAACCTAACTCACTCTCATGACTATGACCTAGCACATTTCTTAAAAATCTTATTGTGACGTGATCATAGTTTTTAAAAAAATTAATCTCATTTTCAAACCTAGCGTCTGTTATTATGGCATAATCTAAATTGTCATATTTTATTTTATTATAAACAGACCTAACCCAGCAGTCCTTATCAAAGAACCTAAAAACATCAGTTCCCCATACTTGCATAACTTCCCTTGCCGTCATAAAATCTTCCGTGCTTTTATATTTTTTGTCCCTAATCATTAGTACAGAAAGTCTTTCTTTATTTATTGGAAGATCTGACCATTTAAAATTAGTTAGAGTATCTTTCTCTTTATTAGAACCCCAACATTGTGTTTCACTTAATCCAAAAATATTGTGACAAATATCCTTTAAAGATTCAGCAAATGAATAGCATTTAACAGTTTTATTTTTTTCAGCTAGCTTATCTATAATAAAAGCCGCAGCAGAGTCTTTACCGCTCTGCGCTTTGCCCGTCAAGATAATTATCTTTGTTTTCATACCTTTTCCTTAAAACGCTTAATTGCGGCTTAATTTGATTTTTGTATTCATCCTCTGTAAGCTCTGCAGGATCTTTATCTTTAGGAAGCATTAATTTGACTACGTCAATTTTACTTTGATGTAAAATCTTTGCTTTATTATAGCCTTCTTCTCCAGCCTTATCAGAATCAAATAGAACTCCTACACATTTTGCGCCAAATTTAATTAAAGAAGATATCTGCGCATTTGATACACTGCAACCATAACTTGCTACGCAGTTTTTGACGCCAAATTCCCACATTCGCCATAGATCATATGGACCCTCCACGAGAACCGCAAAACCCACCCTTTCTATCCAATGCTTGGCCTCGTGTGAATTATATAACTCAATACTCTTATTGAGGCCTTTTGGGTAGTGTCTCCATTTAGAATACATTTTTATATATGGAGAGCTTTTATTTAACCAAGAAGGTATAAAAAATCCAGTCTCGCTGCACTTTTTATATATACTTCTACCGGAAAATCCTATTAGTTGCCCCTCTTCATTTCTAAGAGGTATCATCACCCTGTGATGTTGAGGCATTACGTTTTTATCGTTAACTATTCCACAATTAAAATGATTGATTGTATCTGTCTTAAATTTTTTGCTTGGTATATTATCTAAAGCCTTTAATTTCTTAATATTGGATTCGCTTATAACCGAATTATTCAGTTTTACGTTATCCCTTTTTTCTTTTGGTATATATCCGCAATTAATTTCAGGAGAATTTATTACATTACCTATCCACTCAACAGCCTCAGAAAATGTCATGTTCTTTATTGATCGAACAAGACCTATTATATCATTTCCATATTTTTTATGACACTGGTGAGTAAAACAAGACCAGCAGTTCTTAGATCTGTCATAAGAAAAAGCAGCATTATTGTCTCCGTTATGGACAGGACAATTTTGCTGTACCCCTCTTTCTGATATAAATTGAAAACCCAAGCTCTTTAAGATTAGCTCATCATAAGACTCTGCAAGTTTTTTAATTTCAGAAGTCGAGTTCATCGCTTGAGTCTATTGTTGAAGCGTTATCTAATACTTCAAAGTTAAATCTTCCTTCTACCATTTCTGATCTATCCATATTAGAGATGATATTAATATACTCAGAAGAAGAATCCATACCCTTTCCATATCTCGTTTCAACTACGATTAACTTCCTGTCTCCATTTGATTTGCTGTCTCCAGCAGCGAAATCTTCGTCGGTTTTCTTCTTTAAAAAAGCTAAGCTAGAGCATAGCCATAAAATTCTATCACTTCCTGAAACTACGCTAGTATCATCTTTATTTATTCCATCTCTATTTAACTGTACGGTGGCTAAAATAGGGGCGTCATGCTTTACAGCAAAATTATGCAACTTTGTTATAAAGTCACCTAAATATTGGTATTCTTGAAAATTTCCAAGATCTCCAAGGTCCATAGTTTTTAGATAATCTAAAATTATTAAACAGTCTTTTGTTGAACCGTTTGCATTTTTGCCAACGTGCTTGGAAAGCCATTGTCTGCATATGGAAAAAATTTCTTCTTGCGACATTCCAGCGACACTTACGTGATAGAATGGCTTTGAAGACATTTCCTGAATTTTGTCTTGAATAATTAAGAAGTCTCTTTCGCTGTTACCGAAAGCTCCTGTTTCAATAATTGATTGACTTATTCCCGAGCAAAGAGAGGCCCATTTAATGGCCTGTATTTCTTTCTTCATTTCTGTGTCTAAATATAGAACTGGAACTTCGCTCAGCGCCACATTCTTTGCGACGTTCAGGCAAAATGTACTTTTACCTACTTTTGGTCTAGCTCCTACTACATTAACTGTGCCTCTTCTATACCCTCCGCCTACACATTGATCGTATCTAGTATAGCCTGTAGGAATACCCGCTAAAGTTACGGGATTGTCAGACAGATATTTAATGTGCGATATAGCGTACTGCGCTAAATTAGTGATATCGTTTTCTTTTTTAATCTCTGGAATAAGACTTGTAATAGTCTCTTCGACGCTAGAGATCAAACTAATAATATTTTCTTCTTTTGAAGCTAGACTTATCTTTTTCTTAGCTTCTTCAATCTTTATATTAAGCTTCTTTAATACAAAATATTTTTTTATTTCTTTTAGATTTATCTTCGCCTCATCTTTAGAGACATGCAAACCCATGGCTAATTCTATTGTTGGCGAATATTTTTTATTGATTTTATCTTGAGGTATGCCATTAGTTTTAGCAAAAGAATAAATCATCTCACTTGTTATGGTATCTACATTTTCACTTTTATATAGATCACAAACAAATGAGTATATACTAGCGTTCTCTTCTTTAGAAAAGTGGTCCTTAGAAAGCGAGTCTAAATCGGTAAAGAAATTTATAGATCCGCATTTAAATGCATAAGACAATATTGACAACTCAGGATCATGAAGAGGTTCTGCATCTGTTGCATTTAAGTTTTGCATTTGTACCTGATTCTAGCACGCCAGTTGGATACTCTTTATTAAAGTCGAAGTCTACGCCACAAGAAGCGCATTTCTTAATATTTGGCTTGTATTCTGATCTTCTATCTTTGATTCTATTTTTCTTTTTTTGCTTTTCTAAAAACTCTTTGTATGCTGGATTAGAGTCCTCTGGTAATTCAAATTCAGAACTGCTTATGAACTGCATTTCGCCAGAAACCCTATTAGACGGTTGATATTCTATAACTTCTTTTTCTTGTGGTTTAGGATCTTCGTTTTCAATAGTTTTATCTGATTCAAAATCTACTGAACTAAGAATCTCCATAGCTCTATCTATAGCTTTCTTTAGAGTCGCGTTATTAAAATTTTTTGTGGGAGGAGCCTCTTCCATGAACATATACTCATAAAAGGATCTGACTTCTTCCATATCCCCGTTTGCTATGGCGATTTTTAATTTTTCTTTTTTATCTTTCATTATTATACCTTCTATCTGCAGCCAAAGCTTTGATTGAATTAGCCATAAATTCTATTTTTCTATCTATGTCTTCAATTTGATTTGCTGTTATATTTAAATTGACTTTGACAGATTCTAACTCTTTCGCAACAGGATCATTTCTTTTTATTACAAGAGATTTTTCACTTAATCCATAACCGCTAGTATTAGGTAGCTCTCTACCTATAATAGAGCTTATGTTTGCGTCACACCAATTAATTATAGACTTTAGTTTATTAATCTTAGACTTTATGTAAATAGAGTATTGTGATAATTTTATAGCGTTTATCAACAAGTCTTCACTAGTTTGAGCTTTTAATTCGCTGTGATTTAGATTTAATATTTTTACAATTTCATCTGGCTCTTTTATGTTTAAAATATCAGCAGATTGTAACTCTGCTATTTTATCTAGTATTTTACTTTTTGAGGATTGTGATATCTCAGACATTTAAAATCTTTTTTACATCATTTGAACTTCTTACTTCGTGAAGTCTTATATTGTTTAACTCACAGAAAAAACGCTTATTTTCATCTCTAGTTTTTTGATCTTCAAATTCGGCTAGGCTTTTGTGAAAAAATGGATTCATTTTGTCATGCTGTTCGCCTTGAACCTCAAAAGCAATTTTTCTGTTTGGAAGAAAAAAATCTAAAGACAGTCTTGTATCTGGTATTGTGATATCCTCAAGAATTGGGTCTAAAGGATATCTTGATTTAATGATCTGACCTATTTCGTATTGTATATTTGAACGACAAGCGGCCTTATTTTTCAAAGGCCAGCTACTTTGTCTCACATCCCATGTCACTGAAGTATTAGGATTATCTATAGATTTTACCTTCATTTTTTCTTTGTATTTTTCTTTGTATTTTTCTTTGAGTTAGAAATTATGTCTTCTAGACTTATATCGTGATTTCTGTGGTAAAAGTACCATCCCTTGACTTCTTTACTATATTTCACAAGATCTTCAACTGTTACAGAGGATTCCTCTATTTCGTGCGGGACATCATCTAGATTCATATCATTAATTTCTGCCATTACATCCCTAACAGCCCAGTCTTTCCAGACTGGAAATGTGAAAGTAACCTTTACCATTTTTAGGCTTTCAGCGGAAAGTGGACTCGCGATTATTTCATTACTATCTTTTATTTTCTTGAAATTCATATATACTCCTTATATAGCCATTGTTCTTATTTGATCATAAATTTCTTTGTTTAACACTTGGTTTTTTCTCAAATGCTCTATGACATTCATTTGTCCTTGAAGCTTTTCCTTGTTTCCTGGAACTGTGTACCATGCTCCAGATTTTGATATGATACCAAATTCACAAGCTAGATTGAAAAGATCCATTGTTTCATCAACGCCCTTTCCATATATTATAGGTATGGATACATCGGCACCAGGTGAACCAAGTGCTGAAGCGACTATATAAAAATGAGCGTTTTGACCTATAGTTTTGTTGTTTGTATCTTCTATATCCTGTTTCCATCCACCCTCAAGCCAAACAGACGCGCCATATTGAGGAGCGTTTCCTCCTACCCCATAACTCTTTTTACCAGGTCCAGGGTTAGGATTAGCAATCATATGAGTAAGCGCTATGAAGGTGCTTTTTGTGACAGGCAGTATTTGACTTACTCGTCTAAACATTTTATACATTAGACTAGCTGTTCCAGCCATTTTAACACCATCACCTATATTTGATGAAAGCTCTGCTTCAGGACATAGGGCCGCGATAGAATCTAGAATGCAAATGCACTTGGGATAATCCTTTAGTGTGGTGTAAAGAAGATTCAGAAAGTCTTCCGCACTGAGTATCTTATTTTCATTTGATCTAACTATCGCAATATTTTCTCTATTTAGATCCGGAAAGCAATCTAAAAGCTCTGTTCTAAGACGCCCCTCAACATCAAAAAAGAAAGCCTTTTTAGTCGGGTCTTCTCTATGGCACTGTTGCACGTAATGTAAAGCTAAAGTTGTTTTTCCAACCTTAGGTTTACCACTCATTAAAACACTAGAGCCTTCAGGAATACCTCCAGAAAGAGCTATGTCTAGAGAAAGAGTAGTTTTAAAAGTTCTACCCTGCTCCTCTTTGAGTGCCGTTACTGGGATTAAAAAATTCTCTAATGAAATATCTGATTTACTCATATCAAATCTTTTTCTTTGGTTTCTCTCTTGAAGATAATAGCATCTGGAACTTCAACAGTTTTAGATTTTGATTTTTTACTGTCGATTAAGTCTATTTCATTTTGAAAAATATTATACAGTAAACTTTTCTGTTTTTCTAGTGGTAGATATATCAGAGTGATAATACCTTTATCTTTAACATAAGATATAACCGTCTCCACACTGAAAACTTTTAGAAGTCTTTTAACATAAGTAATTTCTAGAGAGAAATCTTTTGCTAGCTCTTTTAGGTCTGGATTTGCTAAAAGAACATCCTTCCTCCAAAACGGAACTAGAGGTTTGGAAATCTTTTCGCCTTTCTTGATTTTGAAAGCAATTTTATTTTCTAAAATAAGCTCTGTTATGTAAGCTTCTATTGGAATCTTTAGCTTTGGGACAAAGTTTGAGTCCCAATCTTTGGTATTAGTAGATCTGCGCATTTTTCTAAATTTCTTTGTTCGGATTCTATAAGGTTAAGATCTCTATCAAACCAACTGATTTGAACTAAATTTATTTCTTGATCATAGAAACCTATACCAAAAGCTTCATGACTATTATGATCACCTAGGTTTATCGCTAGCTTCTTAGAAAAGAAGAAGTTACTAGATCCTTTTGTTTCTATAGAAACTTTTTTATACCCAGAACCATTTGCGTTGTCTTTTTTAAACAATTTTATTGATACTGGATTAATTTTAAGATCGCAAACTTCTTGCTGAACCTTAAACCATTCTGATATTTCTCCTGGCTGTTGTGTCTGGTCTAAAGCAATCAGACCATTATCAAATAAAATTCCCCAGAAGATTTCTAGCGCCTTGTCTGGGTTTCCATTCATTTAGAAAATCCTCGAACAGAGTCAGCTTTTTCTGACTGACCTTTAGTTCTAACAACAGAAGTTAGAATCTGACCACCAGTTGAAGCTATATAGCCTTTCTTTTCTGGGATCGGAGG